TCTAATTGTTTCATTGTGTTGTACATTTTTTGTGCTCCTTTTTGGACACTACCACCACCCGCTGCTCTTACAGCATCAGCAGTAAATACGAATTCATTTTTGCTAAGTCTAGCAGGCACGTCATCGGCTTTTTCTTTTGCACCGTATGGCATGAAGCCACCACTGTACCTCATATCGGCTTCAATTGGAAGCCCTCCTAAACCACTTTCTTCTTTTGTTGGTTCTGTGCCAAGGGCAAAATTAGATCTCATTAAACCACCTTGTTTAGCTTGTGTCTTGCTCATTAATGTCATCATCATGTCTTTGTATGTATCAAAATCAGTTCCTGGAGGTATATCTCCATTTCTTAATGCTTCCATAAACATTTGACGTAAAATATCTACATCAACTGCTTCTGCTTTGTTTGGTAATACAGGTCCTATTGGTTTTGGTTTAAAGGGATTTACAGGTGTTGTTGGATCAGGTGGTAATTCATTACCTTCACTGCCTTCTCGAAGTTTAAGTCTCATTAAACCACCGTCTTTTACGTTTGGTTTAAATGCTGTTGTATCAAAATCTTTCCACATTTCTTCTGCTTCAGCTTGTAGTCTTGCTATCTCACTTGATGATAATCCTTCTTCTATACCTTCCTCTTCAATTTCTTGTGTTGTTGTTGCAAGCGTTGCTCCACCTGCAACTAATGCAGCTATATTTGTTTTATTTAATTTGTTGTCTCCAACACCACCTGACCTTATTAACTTACTTTGTTTAAGATCAAATTTGCCTTCTGCTCCTAAAATACCTCTTGTTGCTTTATCTCCTGATATAGGAAAAGTAACCTCTCCAGCTTCGGTTCCCGATTTACCAACACCAAAACTATCTTCTGTTGCTTGTGAACCAAATAAAAACTTATCTGCGGTGCCACCAAAACCTGTAGGATCAAATAAAGATTTTTCAACACCTCTGCCACCAAACAATAAATTTCTAATACCAAAATCTCCAGCTTTAGCTGATCCATATCTAAATGCTTGATCACCACCAAATCTTAAATATGGCGCTGCTAACGATGCGGCTACTATAGGATTAATTCTACCAGATTGTTTGTATGCTCCTGCAGCGTAAATAAAAGGTGCAGCTGGTCCTCCTATAAAAGGCGCAGCAACCTGCATAATACCTGCAAGTTCTTTAGGCACTATCTTTTTAACTGCTTTACCTATTGGCCTTGTTACTTTTTTTACTAATCTTTTTAATCCCATAATATCGTTTTATTTTGTTTTTCCTAGTAAATCAAGAGAAGGCATAATTACTTTTATATCTCTCCTAATCTCTGCTTCTGGCACTCCTTTTGCCTTCCAGTCTTCTTCTGATTTATATACCTCACCTGTCTTTAGGTTAGATATTGTTGTTATTACCTTTTCTGGCTGTATTGTTTGCATTATGTTGTTACCTCTCTTGGCTGTATTTCTAATATTGAAGCTATGACGTGCAGCTCATTTGCGTCACTAGCTTGTACTTTTAGTATCTCGCTTTCTTCCATAACAAGAGGTTGAGTTAACAACTCTGTTGTTGCATTGGAAGCTATAGCTTTAGTTTTGAATAAACTGAATATTGCGCTTGATGAGTTAACTAATGTAACTGTTATATTAGCTCCTGATCCTGCATCTTCAGATACTAAAATAGATTTGACTACAGCTGTCTTTGCTGTAGGCACTGTGTACAACGTTGTTAGATCCGTTGTTGTTAAGTCTGCTTTTGCGTTTATAAAACTATTAGCCATTAATTAATAAAGAAGTTAAATGCCTCTACCTCATCTTTTAAATCTTGTTGATACGTTGTGTTTAGTTTTTGCACAATCGCATCTAAGTCCCTAACCTGTGCATCTGCAATAGGTTGAGAATATGTTTCACCTGGTCTTGTTAATATCTGTGCTATCTTTGCCATAATTATATATCAAGTAATTCAAAAGGTGATTTTTGTTGTTGTAAATCTTGCTGTGTCTCTAAAAAATCTTTTGGAACTAAATCCATGTCTATGTTGTAAGAGCCCATTCCAAAAGGCATAGCAGATTGTGAAGTTATAAAATCTCTTGCTTTAGCAGGATTATTTGGTGCAAATTTACTTCCTGGACCTGATAATTTTTGAACTGCATCATAATACTCTTGTAACGCTTCTAATTGATCATTAGCTCCAAAAAAACCTTTTTCTGCTCCCAAATTTTCAATATCTTGTTTTGTATAATTTTTAGCCAGTTGAATGTCTCCCATAGGAACACCTGTGGCTTTAGATATTCTGCTTTGAATTGTACCAAGATTCTCTGAACCAATTGTTTTACTTAGATCTATAAAATCTTTTGCAGTTAAAAATACTTGATCTCTTGGTACACCTCTTTCTAAATTTAAGTTAGCCATAGCTTCTCTAAAATTTTGAGGGGATTGTGAAACTATACCGTCTACACGATCAGGATAAACATCATCAGTAGTTCCAGATCTTGTAATGTTTGTACTTCCTAGTAAACCCTCTAAAGGTCCTGTATAACCTAGATTTCTTAAATTCTCTAAAGTCATTGCAGTGAAAGGTGCGTCTCTTCCCATAATGTTTGAAATTCTATTTTGATTAATTCTATCTCGTCTAGCTTGTTCAAATTGAGCTTGAGTTCTTGGAGTTCCGTCAGGATTAAATCCCCTTAAGTTTTGAAACTTACCAAATAAATCTCCTAGCCCTTTAAATATATTTAAACTAGGGGAGAACTTGGAAATATTTTTAAGTCGATTAACTATTTTTTGTCCAAGAGTTTCTTTTGGTGTTCTTGCCTCTATCGCAGCTCTTGTATCTGCAAATTGTTGATCTGTTCCTCCAGATACTCCACCAAAATCTACATCGCTTGTAGAATAATCACTACCAAAACCTTTACTACCCATTTCACCAGCGTGCCCTGCATCAGGTCCATAGTATCCTGGTTTTTTACCATCAGGTCTTTTTCTAGCTAGTTGAAAAGTTGTATTACCAATCTTTCCCCCCTCTGCTAATAATTGTCGTGCTATTTGTGCTCTTGTTATACTCATTATCTTCTACCGTCTGGTTGTATGTCTAATCTAAACGTGCCTAACTTCCAGTCTTGATTAGTGCTTGTATTTTCTACTTTAAGTGCAATTGCTCTAGCTCTTGCTCTAGTATCTACCTTATCTGTTGATGAAGTAACTGTAAAGGGTCCTAATGACGAACTAGCCGCTGTGTTGTTAGAATAGTTACGTAAATTCAACGTGACTCTAGTGTCTCCTGTTTGTGATATAAAATCAGGTATAAATCTTCTAATCTTCATAATAAACTCACCGTCTCCTCTAAGGGTTACACCTTGTCTTTGATCTTGTGTAATATCAAAATCACCTGATGTTATCGTTCCTGTTATAGCAGTTACTGTACCGCCTTTAACTTGATCTGTTCCTGTTTCGTGTTGATAGTATGTTGATGTACCATCCGTGTTTCCTTGCACATATGTTGCTGAACTAGATCCTTCAACACCATCAGCATCGTAAGATAAGGCATGAGGATTACCAAACACTGCAGAATCTGCCCAAGCCGTTCTAGCTAAACTTCCAACAGTCCACACAGGTCTTTGTGGTGTTGAATCAAAA